TCTTACTTTTTTCAATGTCAAAATTGACATAGGGGGTCGCGGCTGATTAAATGCCTTCAAAATGGAGGCAAACATGTCAAAAAAGCAATGGCCTGCGGATAGCGTTATCCGTCGCAAAATATCTTCAATCATTCCCTACGCTCGCAACAGCCGCACGCACAGCGATGAACAGATTGCGCAGATCGCCGCGTCGATTAATGAATGGGGCTTTACGACACCAATCCTGATAGACGAGAGCGGGGAGGTTATCGCTGGCCACGGACGTTTGCTTGCGGCCCAGCGCCTCGGCCTTGAAGAAGTTCCGACGATGACGGCGGCTGGCTGGAGTGACGCGCAGAAAAAAGCGTATGTCATCGCGGACAATAAGCTGGCGCTAAACGCTGGTTGGGATGATGAAATCCTCAAAATCGAAATGCAGGAACTTGGCGATCTAAATTTTGACTTAACGCTGACGGGTTTCGGTATTGATGAAATGGCTTTTCTATTTGATGAAGTAGTAGAACAAGAAAAACCATTGCCTGAAGAACAAGATTTACAGCCTACATTTGAGGTAGCTGTTGAATGTTCAAACGAAGCTGAACAAGAAACAGTTTTCAATTTGCTTTCTGAAAGGGGTCATTCATGCCGAATTTTAACCATGTAGTAGAAGCCGAATATAAACCGACTTTTAGAACAGAAAAAGTTGTCGGTATGTTTGACGTTCCTGCGTCTAAAAAATTGCGTAAGGAATGGCAAATAAATATGCCAATTGAAGATAAAGATTGGCAGATCGGTTTAATTGTTGGCGCATCTGGCGCGGGTAAAACTACAATTGCTAAGCGTGTTTTTGGCGATGATGTTTACCACGAAGGGTATCGCTGGGCGTCTTCATCATTATTAGATGATTTTGACGAAAATTTGAGTGCGTCTGATATTACAAACTCGTTATCGCACGTTGGATTTTCTTCACCTCCAGCTTGGTTATTACCTTACGGCGCTCTATCAAACGGTCAAAAATTTCGCTGCGAACTGGCTAGGTGTTTGACTGATCAGCGCGATTTAATAGTTTTTGATGAATTTACATCTGTCGTAGATCGCAATGTGGCGAAGGTCGGTAGTCATGCTGTTTCAAAAGCAATTAAAAAAACAGACAAAAAGTTTGTAGCTGTAACTTGTCATTATGATGTTGAAGGATGGTTACAGCCAGATTGGGTTTTTGATGTATCGGCAATGGCCTTTACTTGGGGGTGTCAAAGGCGAAGCGAGGCAAAAGTTGAGATATTCCAGTGTAATCACACTGCGTGGAAATTGTTTGCAGGAAATCACTATTTAAGCGCTGATCTAAATAAAGCATCAAAGTGTTTTATTTTATTTTTTGATGGCGAGCCTGCTGCTTTTACAGCGATTTTACCATTTCCACATCCGCACGTTAAAAATGTTTGGAAAGAACATCGTACAGTTACGCTCCCAGATTATCAAGGATTTGGTCTTGGGAACCGTTTATCTGATTTTGTTGGGGAATGGTTAGATAAAAATGGAAAAGGCTTTAGGTCGTTAACATCCCACCCAGCTATGATAGGGCATAGACATAGGTCTAAATCTTGGATCATGTTTAGATCGCCTTCTCGGATAAAAGCGCCACCGCCTCAATCAAAAATAAATAAGAAGAAATCTGCCTCCCACAGCAGACTAACAGCTTCTTTCCAGTACGTTCCTGAAAGATCGAGGTAATTTTATGACACGCGGAAGAAAACCGAAGCCGACGGCGATGAAAATCGTTACTGGCCAAGACCGCGCTGACCGTATGCCAAAGGGGGAGCCTATCCCTGTCACATTAATGCAGCAGCCGCCCACGCCGCCTGAATATTTGAACGCATACGCGCTTGAGGAGTGGAATTTGGTTTGCGGAGCGTTGTTTCGCTGCGGGGTTTTGACCGAGATCGACGGTCGCGGGCTTGCGCTATATTGTATTGCGATGGGGCGGCTGCGTAAAGCCGAGGAAGCTATCGAGCAAATGGCAAAAGCGAACCCATCCAGCGGCGGTTTAATTATGAAAACGACAAACGGCAACATCGTGCAAAACCCGATGATTGGAATTGCTAATACGGCAATGCGCGATGCCGTAAAGTATGCTGCGGAATACGGGCTGACGCCATCAAGCCGCGTGCGCCTTGGCGTTGAGTCAGACAAGGCAAACGAAAAAGACCCAGCGGCGAAATACTTTTCATGACGCATATCGTTCACCAATACGCTGAACAGGTTTTATCTGGCGAGATCGCTGTCGGGCCACATGTTCGCAACCAATGTAAACGACACCTTGCCGACCTTGAGCGTGAAGACATTTACTTCGACGAAGATGCAGCAGATCGCGTGATCGGGTTTTTCCACGACGTGTTGCGCCTGAGCGAAGGCAAATTTGAAGGCATCCCGTTTCACCTGCATATTAGTCAGGCTTTTATCGTCGGATCAATCTTTGGGTGGAAGACGCCAGACGGCAACCGACGCTATCGTCGCGCCTACATTGAAATGGGCAAAGGCAACGGCAAGTCTCCGCTTGCTGGCGGGATCGGCCTTTACGGGATGATGGCCGACGGCGAGGCTGGTGCGCAGATATATGCGGCGGCGGCCAAAAAAGAGCAGGCGATGATCTTGTTTCAAGACGCTGTAAAGATGGTTAAGCAGTCGCCAATCCTTGAACCTCGCGTCACGCCGTCTGGCGTCAACCCTGTGTGGAACCTTGCTGACTTGAGGTCTGGTTCGTTCTTCCGTCCGATCAGCCGTGACAGCGGCAAGTCGGGATCGGGTCCGCGTCCGCATTTTGCGCTTTGCGATGAGGTTCACGAGCATCCCGACCGCAGCATCATGGAGATGCTGGAGCGTGGTTTTAAGTTCCGAGAGCAACCGCTGATGCTGATGATCACAAACAGCGGATCGAGCCGCACCAGCGTTTGCTGGGAAGAACACGAGCACGCCTGCAACGTCGCTGCTGGGGATGCGAAGGACGACACGACATTCCCATATGTTTGCGCGCTAGACGAAGGTGATGATCCGCTAAATGATCCGACGTGCTGGGTGAAAGTTAACCCGTTGCTGGGCGTGATCTTGAAAGAAAGTTACCTGCAAGGCGTCGTCGATCAAGCGAAGGCAATCGCAGGAAAGCTGAATAGCATCCTGCGTTTGCACTTCTGCGTCTGGACGGATGCCGAAACAGCATGGATTAGCCGCGATGCTTGGGAAGCATGTGAAGACCCAAAGATGTTGATTGAAGACTTTGAAGGCCAGCCCTGCTTTATCGGTCTCGACCTTTCGGCTACAAAAGACATCACGGGCTTGGCGTATGTTTTCCCTGACGGACACGACGACGATGGTAGGCCAAAGTTCGCGCTGTTTGCCAAGGGCTACACGCCGAAAGACACGCTGGCTCAGCGCGAGTTGACCGACCGTGCGCCATACACCGTTTGGGCGCGTGAAGGCTGGCTGGTGGCTACCGATGGCAGCGTGGTGCGCTATGACCAACTTGCGTATGATATTTTGCAGGATGCAACGCGTTTTGATATCCAAGCTATCGCATATGACAAGTGGCTTATCAAAACATTTGAGGGCGCGATGGACGAGCAGGGCGCAACCCTGCCGTTGATCGAGCATCCGCAAGGCACGAACCAGCGTAAAGACAGCCCGCTTTGGATGCCGCAATCCGTCAGCCAGTTCGAGGATTTGATTTTGGAGAAGCGGCTGCGGATCGAGGTTAACCCTGCGCTGCGGTCTGCGGTGGCGTCGGCTTGCTTCTGGACTTCTCCAGCAGGCCTGCGCCGCTTCGAGAAGCAACGGGCGACAGGTCGGATCGACATCACGCTTGCGGCCACGATGGCGATCGGCGCTGCAATTAACGGCGACGGCGGAATGGTGGCATCTTCGCCATGGGACGACCCTGCGTTTACACTGGCTTCGTGATATGCTATTTTGCCCCAAACCATGCGCGTGGATAAAAACTTATGGGCCTATTTGACCGCTTTCGAAAAACGGAAAACCGCAATTTCGAAAACCCGAACGCTCCAGTCTCTGCGAGCGACTTTATGCAGGTCATGGGCTGGGGCGACCTTGGTTCATCCTCTGGCGTAACAGTCACGACCGACACCGCCCTCGGCGTTCCAGCCATCTGGGCGGCGGTCAACTTTATCTCTGGCACGATTGCTGGCTTGCCGCTCAACGTTTACCGCAAGACGGACGCTGGCCGCGATAAGGTCAGCAACGGCTTGTCGGTTCTGCTTCATGACGCTGTAAACGAGGGCATGTCATCTTTTGAATGGCGCAAGTTCTCATTTGAGCAAGTTCTGACTGGTGGCCGCAGCGTTAGCTACATCGAGCGATCATCGACTAGCGAGATCAAAAACATCTGGGCGCTTGATCCGAGCAAGGTCCGCGTCGAGATGCTGATGGATGGACGCAAGCAATACCGCGTCGGCTCCCGTATATACACGGCCAACGATGTGATCGACATCCCGTTCATGTTGAAAAACGATATGGTCAATCATCGCGGGCCAATCGCGACGAACCGCGATGCCATCGGCATGGCAATCGCTGCAAGCCGCTACGGGTCGAAGGCGTTTCAGTCTGGCGGCATCCCGCCTGCTGTTTTACAAGGCCCGTTCCAATCTGGCGCGGCGGCAAACCGTGCGTCCGAAGACATTGCCAACGCAACCATGAAGCTGGCAAAAGAAGGCCGACCGATCATGGCGCTTCCGCTCGGTCACGAATTGAAGACCATTGGCCTGTCGCCCGAAAACATGCAGTTGATTGAATTGCAGCGTTTCAGCATCGAGCAAATCGCCCGCATCTATTCCTTGCCGCCGGTCTTCCTGCAAGACCTGACGCACGGCACGTTCTCCAACGTTGAGCAGCAGGATTTGCATTTCGTCAAGCACACCGTCAAGCGGTGGGTTGAGCAGTTCGAGCAGGAAATGAACCTGAAGTTTTTCGGGCGCGGTTCCGAGTTTTATGTTGAGATGAACATGGACGGCCTGCTGCGCGGCGATCTGAAAACTCGCATGGAAGCCTACGCCACTGCGATCCAGAACGGCATCCGCACGCCAAA